GTCTGTTGTCGATGCCTCCCAGCTCGCCGCCCTCGTCCTGCGGGAGCTGACCGAAGCGGCCCATGAGATCCTTGAGGTCCCCCCACTTCGCCATGACGAGCGTGTCTGCCCCTCCAGCCTCGCCCTCGACGATATAATGGTAGAGGTTCGAGGAGTCTTCCTCCTCAACCTCCACATGGATCTGCGCCGATTCGACGTGGTGCAGACCTGTGATCTCGGTGCGCTCGGTGCCGTCCCACACCACTTCTAGGAAGGCTTCGCCTGTCTCGAAGTAGTCTTCGGCCAGCGCGTTGAGCGTGTCCTGCCAGGAGAACCTCGTGAGGGGGTCCAACGTATCATGAATCTCTTGCTCGCGGTGGCCGAGCCCCACCGTGCTCGACACCTTGGCGTCGATGCAGATAGCGTGCGTGGCGTTGAAGTCGCGCAGGTCTCGCGCGGTGAGCTTCTCTATCAGATGGGCCTTCTTACCCACGGCGACACCCGCGTTGGTGTCGCCAGCCCTGGCTTCCTCGGAAGCGAGCTTGGCTGCCTTCTTGATGACGGTGAACAGCATCGAGCCGTCACCATGGATGTCAGGAGTTTCAGCCCGAGATGAGATCAGCTTCATCTCGGAGGTCTTGTTGTTGTCAGTCATGGCACCTCGTCAGGTGGTGCAGAGAGGCTCACCCAACGTCTTGGGATAGACCTAGCCCTGCTTGAAGAAAAATCTTTATTTCCCCTTGACACAGAGAAGGCTCTGTGCTAAGGTGTATGTACCTGCCGGATCAGCAGACGATCAACGGTATCACATAAGGTGTGTTCCGGCAAGCGAAATCTCGGATTTGTTCGACAAACCCCCCTCTCTAGCCCCTCCCGCGCTGCTTGAAACAGGTCGCCCCCTTTGGTTAGGGCTGCGACCTGCTCGGCGTCAAGGTAACCATGCGTAGAATCAAACACGCCGAAGTGAAGCGCCTAGCTTTGTGTAAGAGGGGGAAGAACGGTCTCCAAACTCTCTACAAGAGCGACGGTACGGCCGAGTTCGTCACACTCACCAAGGGCGACGATAAGGGGTTACTACTCTCTGTCATGTGGCCCAAAGGTCTCGCGGACTCTGATGGGGACTTCGCAGACACCGACGCCGCGCTCCAGAGCATGTCGAGTTCGTTGATCTCGAATGGCGGAAAGCTGGACATCGAGCACGACGGGAAGGTGCTGGACAGAGACGCCGCTCGCATAACCGAGGTGTTCACCATTCAAAAGTCCGACGAACGCTTCGCGGGCTGGAAAGATTATGACGGCAATCTTGCCGACGTTACCGGCGGCCTAGCGGTCGCCATTCAGATCGACGACCCTGACCTGCGTGCGGATTACCGCAACGGTGACTGGGACGGAGTAAGTCTGTTCGGCCCTGCTGCCGTCGAGCAAGTAGACATCGTGGCAGCTTCACAACGTGTGGCCGCTCGAATGGGCGGCAGCATGCAGGAGAACGAAATGAATCAAGCAGAACTGCAAGCCGCCCTGGACGCGCAGAAGGTCGAGATGGTTGCTCTCTTCAAGAGCACCATGGAAAGCGCCCTCTCAGCCAAAGCGGAAGTCGTCGATGACGACACTCAAGATGAGCCCAAGGCGGAAGACAAGCCTACCTTCACGGGCGACGTGAACGACCCCCAGGCCCTAGCCGACTACGAGACCGCGCTGCGCGGATTCGAGCTGCGGAAGGCCATCGCCTCGGGCGATATGAGCGCCGACGACATTGCTGACATGCGCAAGTCGATGAACGAGGGAGGCCCCTCTGTGGACGACCTCAACGAGGCTGGAATCGAGGCCAAGGCCGAAGACAGCAAGGAAGTACGTGACCTACAAGTCAAGCTGTTCAAAGCTCGCAAGGGCTCCAACGTCCCGACCCGCACCGCGACCGCCACCGACGAGCAGGACGAACTCGCCAAGTCCGCCGAGGCCGAGGGTCTCGAAATCGCCAAGCTCATGAACGGTCACCTCGGCAACTCCCCCGCCTCCAGCGGGATGCAAGTCCACGGCTAATCGCCGCCGAACCCTTTCCACACCCACCTTCTACTAAGAGAATACCCCAATGGCACTTTCTTCCAAAGAACTGTTCGGCAGCGCTGTTTCGCAGACCCCGAACCTTCGCGCCTACCCTGCCGAGAACGGCATCGCGGTCGGCACCCTAGGCACCCTGGCTGCTGACGCATCCTTGCCCCACCTGACCTCCCTGTCCTTCTCGGGCGGCGAGTGGTTGCCCTGGGCCGACACTGACACCACGAAGGTTGACGGTCTGCTCTGGGCTCCGAGCGAGGCTCACAGTGGTCTGGCCGCGAGCGAGACCCACATCCAGGTCTTCAAGATCGGCCTCGTCCACATCGACGACGTTGCGCTGCCCGCCAGCCAAACGCTCGCCACGATGGTCGCGGCTCTCAAGACCTCCCTCACCCGTTCCGCCGGTCTCGTTGTCCAAGGCGACAGCGGCGTGGCCTAATCGAGCTTCTGCTCATACCAACCTCTTAGGAGAATTTCGCTATGCCGAACTCTGCTGACGTTCTGAGCTGGAGCACGCTGACTCCCGCCGTGAACGAGATGAAAGCACCTAACGCTTTCCTCAAGAACATGCTTTTCTCGCGGGACATCACCGTCCCGACGCGAAACATAGAACTGTCCTTCCTGAACCGTGGTCGCCAGATCGCGCCGTTCGTGGAGCGCAACGGTGCTGCCATCATGACCGAAGGCCGCAACGAATCCTTCCGCGTCATCACTCCTCCGCACATCCGTGTGAAGCGTCCGATGACTCCGAGCGAGCTTCTGGAGAAGCGTCGTCCAGGCTCGGTCATCTTCCCGGGTGCCGGTGGCATCCAGAAGGCGATGCGAGAGTACATGGCGAGCGAACTTGCCATGATCGCCGACGATATGACCAACTCGGAAGAGTACCTGTGTGCCATGGCGCTCCAGGGTACGGTCAGCTACTCCGTGGCAGACCAAGCCGCGTTCACCATCACCTTCCCCCGCGACGCCTCGCACGACTACGCACTAGGCGCTGGCGACCGTTGGAACGAAGCCACCTCGTCCCCGCGTAAGGACTTCCTCGACGCTGCCCAACTGGTCAACGACGCGGTGAGCCTGAACGTGACCGACGTGATCCTCGGCTCCGATGCGGCCGACGCCTTCCTGGCCGACGCCGCAGGCGAGCTGTCGAGCTTGCTCGACATCCGGCGCATGGCGACCGGGACGATCGACCTGACCCAGCAGATCGCCGAGTCCGGCGCGCTGTTCCTGGGCACGTTCGTCCACGGCATCCGCGTGTGGCGCTACGGGCGCACCGTGGACGTGAACGGCGTCTCCACCGCGCTGATCCGCGCCAAGTACGCCGAGTTCGTCGCGCGTACCCCGGCGGCCCAGTTCGTCACCTACTACGGTGCGATCGAGGACATGAAGGCGATCGGTTCTGGGCGAGTGCTCCAGTCCAAGCGCTTCTCGAAGTCCTGGGAACAGGAAGACCCGAGCGCCCGCATGCTGCTGGTCGAGTCCAACCCAATGCCGGTCATGCGTCGTCCCGACGCCACCGTCTCGATCCAAGTTCTCGCCTAGTCCTGACGGACACAAACGGGGAGTCGGGTCTGACCGGCCCGACCCCCCTTCACCTTTCCGGTCATCCATCATACACTTGGCCGACATCGGCCACGCCAGGAGGCAACCCGTGAGCGAACAGAAAACCTACCGAGTCATCCGAGGCTCCATACGACTTCCCCGTGGCACCGAAGGCACCGGCTTCGTCATGACCCGCAAGGACATGATTATGCAGGGCGAACTCGTCCCGCCCGGCATCTTCCCCACCACTGACATCAAGAGCTGGCTCGCCGAGGGTCGCATCGAACCCGCCGGGGTCTCGGTCGAGACCGCCGAAGAGCTGGTCCAACTCCACCAGAGCAACCCGTTCCGCGTAGACCCCTCGGCTCTGGTCGGCAAGACCATGGAGGATCTCATCATCCTGGTGCTGGAGATCGACGAGGACTACGACGTGGACCTGCTCGCCGACGAGGCTGCCGCTGTGCAGCTCTTGACGAGCGGTTGGACTCCCGAGATGCAGCAGACCATCACGCCCGCGAACGACCGCTCCAAGCCCGCGTCGCTGGACACGGAGAACCTCTCGGGCTCCGACATCAGTACCGGCAACCGGGATATGTCTGCCGAGGCCGCTGCCGGTCTCGCAGCCGCCCGCGCCAAAGCCCAAGCCCCCAGCTCCGAGGAATAGACCCTCATGGCCTCGCCCTTGTTTGTAGCTGACGAAGCAACGCTCAAAGCGGCCCTTCGCCTGTCCGCTGTCCCCGCCTCCGCGCTGGACACTGAGGCAATCATCGACGAGGCGATCTTGCGCGCGAGGCTGCGATTCTACCGCGACTTGGGCGTGGTCCGCACCAATGTGCTGGTCGCACTTCCTTACACGGAGACGCCCACCACGGAGGACGGTGTGATTCGCGCCCTGGCGAATACGGTCGAGGTGAAGATGGTCAAATGTCAACTGCTCCGCGATCTCCCCAATACGTTCATGGACGCTAGTGGCGACGTGAACTCTCGCTGGAACGAAGAGGCACCCACGCGCGAGCGGGGTAGCTTCGAGCTAAACGACGAACTAGCTCGCTGTGAGCAAGAGATAGTTGCGGATCTCGTAGACCTTGCCGCGCCGAACACCCTAGATTGCGACGAAGTGCGCGTCATCGACGGCACGCCCGACTGTCAGACTTCGTTCCCCGCAAACACGCCCCGCGTAGGCATGGCCCTCAAGGGTCCTAGCGGGGCAAACCCCCCTGCCGAAGACTAGATCGTGGGATACAAGACTTCCATCCAAGCTATCCTTGAATCGACCGCATACGCGGGATCGTTCCCGGAAGCTGTGTACTCAGTCGCGCGCCCGTCTATCCTGTCCGAGGGCTCGGCGCAAGCCGTCAAGTCCGCCGAAGCCAACGAGATCCGTGGTGCCTTCGGCATCGACTCCGAGTACGGTCGCGACTACCGACAGGAACGCCAAGGATGGGCGTGGCTTCTCATCATCCGCTTCGACACCGAGGTGGTGCTCGAAGACTTCGAGACCGCGCTGATGCGGTCGCCCCTTACCATCGCCCAAGACACCGCTGACGGCAGGGACCAACAGGTCATCATGCTGCTGGAGGAGTCTTCCTACGAACACCCGCCGCGTGGCGGGGCGTCGAACGGTACTGAGGTCACATACCGTTTTGTGGCCGAGTTGTGCCAGCAGTAGTAGCTACTACCCAACCTCTTAGGAGAAACCCATGCCCGGAATCAATACCAGCGGCGCTCCCCAAACCCGGGACTACACTCTCGGGCGGGGCATCGTGCGCCTCGCTTCTCTCACCGCCGCCGGTC